ATACTTCGTAATTGATAATGTTGAAAATATATGATCGAATGCTCCATTCTCAAAATCTGTTCCCCCGTCAGTTGTACAACAAGTTTTAGTCGTTCTAGTGATACCAGGATCACTTCGGTCAGTAAATATCGGTTTAAGTCTATTAATAGAACTAGTCGCGTCAGCATTAAAATCTCCACCGACTATGAATCTACAATCATCATCAAGCTTAACAGTTTCGGTAATGAACCGAGCCAACGCATTAAATGCAAAATCATCTACCTTTTTACCCTCGAGAGGATCTTTTGGCGTTCTAACTCTAAACGGGTCACTATGAGGTGCATGGATGTTCATTAGCGCTAATTTTTTTCCGAATTGTAGTATGATAAACGGTCTATTACCTCCAAATGTAGCACGCGTGTTAAAATCTTCAGTTGTTAAATTTTTATCATCACCGTAAAACGTAGACACTAATTTGTAAGAATCTGGGTTTCCCGTCGGTTTAGTGGAGTCGATTAAATCTCCAGCTGCTAAATTCCCGACAAAAAACTCACTTGCTGGTTCGTCACAGCATCTGGCCGAGTACATTGTTGCAATGACCGAATCGCCAACTTTTCCAATGTATACATGAAATTTATTGGAACTGGCAATATGTGTCATTGTAAAATACCGAAATGCGGGTATAGTAGATCCTTTCTTTGCCATTGCGTTAGAACTAAACGCATCGACATCGGGATCTATATTTACGGTTGCGACACTTCCGTTAAAAAAATTATTAACATCGTATGTAAATTCTTGTAAAAATATAACAACCAGTCCGGGTTTAGCCATTTGAGCTAAAATTGCATTTCGAATGTTTTCTGAACATTTGTTTGTACCATCCATACAAAATGTAGCAGATTCTTTTTTGTCTACAGTTTCGCTGGCATTAAACGTTAAATACCACGTATTAAACGTCATTACCTTCAGGTCTTCTTCTTTTACTTCTTCTTCTTCTTCTTTTTCTTTTTCTTTTTCTTCTATTTTCTTCGCGATCGTGGGGTTTTCAAGTCTTGTAGTTATTTCAGCTAGATTAGCTTTTGACGAATCTTTACCAAAAATAGTTGTCAATCCTTGTAACTCTTTAACTTGATTCGTCAAAAATTCTTTCGTTTGGTTAGTCTTATCGCCATCACCACTAAAAAATGCATTGAATATCTTTTGAGCAATTTCATATGCAGCTGCTCTGTCTGCTGTTGTTCCTGTTGTTCCTGTTGTTCCTGTTGTTGATGTTGTTGATGTTGTTGCTGTTGTTGCTGTTGATTCTAATTTTGGTTTTGATTCAGCCAAACGTTTTTTTAACGCTATTATATCATCCGCAGTTACTGAAGATGAAGATGAAGATGAAGATGAAGATGAAGATGAAGATGAAGATGAAGATGAAGATGAAGATGAAGATGAAGATGAAGATGAAGATGAAGATAATTTTGAATCAATAAATTTTTGAGATGGCTGGTCCCATTTACTTATAAGAAAATCGATATACTCTTTTGCAGTAGGATTCAAATTAGGATCAGTAGTAGCTGCAGCTCCGCCTCCAAGAGCGAAATAAAGCTTATCCATCCCTGGTACTAATTCTTGTCTTACTGTGTTGTTAGTTAATTTGGGTAGGACTGACTTCGTATTCCGCCAGCCTATGATAATACTCTTGGGTAAGGCTAAAAACTTTTCGGCGAATGCCAAACAATCATCTTTATGACCGTACGCTTTTGGATCATCGGTCTTGACGCCAGCTTTGGAATCCATCGTATCAAATGGAATAATTATAAATTTCTTCACATCTTTTAACATATCCTTTACCACCGGGCTAGAAAGGACCTCGGCTTGGCCAGTTCCACTAAATGTTAATATTTTTTCTGATGTAAGCGTATCAATGTTCTTAGCAATATCAACTGTTGTTTTACCGGTGCTTGGAGGGTTTGTATTAGAAAATCCATATAAATCAAACATTTTCGGAGTCTGCGTGTGAGCGTTCGCTCCGTAGGTTAGACCAATATAATGGTCCGGATATTCGGCACGAATCGCTTTAATTGCATCCATAAATGGCTGAAAAATTTTTTTGAAATCTCGCGGTTTACTAGTCCATCCATCGCCATCGTCGACTTGTATTACACCTTTTAGAACAGGTTTAGATTCAGCCATTTTATTTTACTATCTGTTTCTATTATATTATTAAATTCTTTTATTATTAAATGATTAACTTTATTCACATCCATCTGTTGGTAAATTTAATTATTTAATTATTTGATTATTTGTTTTATTATTCTTATTCTTCTCCTTCTCCTGCTCCTGCTCTTTCTCCTTCTCCTCCTACTCCTGCTTCAACTTCGTTAAACCCGTCCACAATCATATTTAACCTGCCGTTTGCCTCAGTATATCTAGTGTATGAAGTTAGATCTAATTCACTTAGTCCGTTATACAGGGTTTTAAGCTCTTTTAATTGTTCACCTATTTCCTCATGGGTAACCTTGTCTTTTTTAATTGTCTTGTATAGTTCATCTATTCGGCCTATAACGACTGCAATTTTGTCATTTTTCGGAGTATTATTATCAGTTTCCGCTTTCGTTTTTAAATCTTCATAATGTCTGGTTACGAAAGCTAATACTGATTCTGGTTCTGGTTTTGCATCTGCCATTATTATTTTATTTAAGTAGATAGAATTACAATTACACTAGAGAAAAAAATGATAAATCAATCTTAAATCTTAAATGTCGGTAATGAGTTGTTCCACAGGGAGGCGAAACAAGTATTTCTCTTTAATACTTTTATTGTATTTAACATTATCGTCGTCGGACATTAAAGCGGGAAACGACGTCGGAATCTTGGACGGGTTCAGTACAATGTCTAAATTTGCAATTGTCAATTCCTTCTTAAGAGGGGGTTTTTTGCACTCCAGGTCAACTACAGTTGACGATTCGTAATACACCATTTGGTGCATTTTATAATACCCCTGAGGCATCAAAAGCGGCGGGTACGTTCCCAGCGATATTTTTATCATTCTCTCGAATTTTTGTTTAACTTCCTCTTCTTTCCGTTTTTTTTCTTCTAGACTTTCATTGGCCCTGATCGTTGCCGTGCAGTCTATATCGCCATCGCACTTACCCTTAGGTGTGAAATACGCTGGATTGGGCGGTTCGTCCGGATGAAAAACGAAATCTACCAGAACATTGAATTTTTTATACTTGTCTTTCGTTTCGGCGTACGTGGTTTTTAGCTCGGCATATTTCTTCCTTAATTCCGGAAACAGTCCCGGATCCGGAACATCGTCTGTCGTTGTTCCCATATTAACGGTTGGTTCGCCACCAATTTGGTTGTCGATTGCATTTGCAACTTTTTCTTTGGTGCGCGATAGTATACGGTCAAACATGGTTTGAATTTCAGTTTTTTTTTGTAAACAACTCGCCTGCGAAAACATTGGCGCGTCTTTTATCATTTGATTCGCATTTTTTTGGTACTCAGCACTTCCTTTTACGGATTCGCTATACCCTTTTCTCTCCAGTAATTCAAATTGTGGATTTTTTTTACCGTTGCTCGTATATTTGGTAATCAATGACGCACCGACGATTTTATACAAATATGTGCGCAGCGTATAATCCTCTAATTTCAGTTCTTCTTGTTTTATTTCACGTTCTATTTTTGACTGGCGATTTTCATAATCTTCGAGTTTTTTTTTTTTTGAATCTATTTCGCGTTCTGTAGGTTTTATGGCACTCTCTTCAGTAGCTCGTTTGCTTCTTAGTATATTGACCGTCTCGTTAGCTTTATCGTACCGATCTTTCTGTACAGGAGTTGGATGATTAGTTGCATATGCGGTATTCACATCGTGTATAGGCGCCGCTAGACCAAGAATGTCTTCAAGTATTCGTCTTTTCTCGTCTTGTATGTCTCTCTCTATTTTGCGATATTCCTCTTCATGTTTCTTCTTTTTTTCCTCTAATAAATTTTTTTCATTATTCACCATAATAATATTTTTTTGAATCTCTTTGAGCGAGTCGCGATCGCGAGAGTCGTCAGTCCCTTCTCTAAGCTGACGGATCGTTTTTAAAATATCGACAGCCTGAGGATACACTCCGTACCGTAATTGATTAATTTCGGATACTATTTTATTCCTCTCTTCTATTTTTTCCTTTTCGTTATTTCTAGCTTCAAGGTACTTGTCCCGTTCTGTATTCATAGTATCCTGGGCAGTATTCTTGGCTGTAATAACCACTGTTGAAATGAGGGTCGGCGGCACAGCCGCAGCCGCAGCCGCAGCTGCCACCTTGAATGTTCTCAGAGCAGTTGCGTAAGCTTGTTTAGCAGCAATCCAGTCATTTTCTGCAGTTTGTCTGGTGGCTGCAAGATCATCGATCTCGGTTTTAAGTTCGCTCGCAACAGTTTCCTTTTCTAAAATACGTACATCGCCCGACTCGTATTTTTTTGTACCACCGCTTGGAGAGTATGACAATGGGTGTACATTGTATGACTCCAAGTAAAAACTTTGATCGACTTGTACCGGTTTTTCGGCAACTATCGTTTGAATTTTATCCTTCTTAGCCCCTGTTGTAATGATACGGTTTTTTCGAAACAGGGTGTTGATTACAAATGATATATTATTATTTATCATGCGAATTTTATCGTCATCAATAAGGTCGTGTGGGCCTGTAGGTGGGGTTGGTCCTGCCGTCTTTTCATTTTTTATAAGCTCATTTGCAAATTGCGTATACTCCACATACGTTCGACTATCGATAAAAACGGTAGCCGGGTTTCCAACTGCATTTTTGTAAACTTTGATATATCGATTAAAAACATATTCTACATTATGCTTTTCCGGAAGATAAATTGCCAGCCCATTGGCTGTGCTGCTGCTGCTGCTGCTGCTGCTGCTGCTGATGCTCGTGCTACTACTGCTACTGCTACTGCTACTGATCCTGGACGGTATACCTAACATGTGCGGTTTGAAGTCAATCGTTTGTGTCTTTGAATAGTTAATCTTTGCATTTTCGAAAACGATCAAAAGTTGCGACTTTTCTTCTTGCGTCACCTTCGTTCTCGATGTTGATGACGATGAGAGCCAAGACATTTCTTGTTTATAATTCTTTTTTTATAATTCTTTTTTTATAATATTTCTTTTTATCTGTTATGTTATTGTTATTATTTTCTTTTCACAATAAATCAATTCAATTCAATTCAATTCAATTCAAAAAAATTATGTTTTTTCAACAGGGACTCATTTTTTTCACGTTCCTTTTGACGTTTTGCCTTTTCTAAAACGCCAATTGCCTTGTTGATTTCAATTTCAGATACGAACTCGGTTGTTTTTTTAATTTCGCCCGTTTCCTTATTTCGGTCGCGAATGTGTTGCGGTAACATACAGTATTCGCTTTTTTCGTTTGTTAAATGGTCGGCAAGAATAATAAAACACGCGGTAATAATGAGAGAATAATAAATGTTACGAGTGCCCATCCACGCAATTGCAAATACTAAAATCTCTTTTTTCAATATATGTTTCAAGTACTCTTCAGTTGACTCACTAAGATTAATCTGTACGTATCTAGACCCAACGTTCATAATCAACATTACCAACCCGGCAAACAGCGCACTGTTATTGAGCTCCGAAACGTAGTTGTGCATGGATGAAAATGGGGTCTCTGGTAATATTTTTACCGGTGACGCCGCCGCTGCCGCCGCCGCAGCCGCAGCTGCTGATGCTCCCGCTGCTGCCGTTGCTGCCGTTGCACGTTTTTTCATAACTGTAACTGTAACTGTAACTGTAACTGTGGATTTATTTATTATTAATTATTTATGTTTGCAATTATATTATCCTGTTTTATAATAACTAGGATAAATTATTTTGAACTAATCTCTAATACAAAAATAAATAATTAAATACTTATACATACGTATACCTAAAATGGGAGAATTCGGAGATGTAACAAACACTCTAATAATTTTTATGGGCTTTATTACCTTGGTGGTAATAAGTGCTATTTCAGTGGGAATAAGCGAAATTGAAAGAAACTGGGCAAAGCACAGATGCAATCCCGGAGTAATGCTAACCGCTGGGATGTTTGGACATGACACGCAAGAAAACTTCATGTACTGCATCCAAAATACGCAGTCTGGATATATGAAGTATTTAATGGTTCCGTTTAATTACATGTTTACTCTAGTCGGAAAGGTGGCATCACAGCTAGTAAACAATATCCAAAGCATTCGCAAGTTCATTGACAGCTTGCGAGAAAAAATATTGAGAGCGATTCAAGAAATCATGGGCGTTGTTTTAAATGTTATCATTACATTTCAAAAAATAATCATAAGTATGCGCGACATGATGAACAAATTTGTCGGTATTTTTGCAACTGTGTTGCACTTGATGTTGGGCTGCTTATGGACGGTAAAGAGTATGTGGGCCGGTGTTGCTGGCACGCTTGTACGATCTCTTGGAACTTCGTAATCAATAATCGAGTCAACAATCGATAGCCAAATCAATAACCGATCCGATAATTAATTAATTTTAACAATTAACAATTAACAAAGAAACAAAAGAAACAAACTAAACGTATAATAAAATAAATAAAAATAAAAAAATGAAAATAAATTTGAATTCTAAAAAATAATAACTATGTAGGATGTATGTATGTGTTTTGTTTGTTTGTTTTGTTTTTGTGTTTGATCAACAAGTATGTCGGATACGTCGGACGAGCAAAAAACAGTATCCCCCGAGGTATTGATGACTCGCGTTTCTAAAATGTACAAAAAAGAGAGTTTCGTTGAAAAATATACAATGGATATGGTTGTAACAACCGTATTGTTTTTAGCGGTTTTAAGTGGAGTCGTCTACTTTGTTGCGGATGCAAATATGAGTTATGTGAGAAAGTCATGGAAGTCTTACCGATGCAATCCGCTTGTCATGCCGGTTGCGGGGTTTATCAACGCTCCGCAGAATATGGACAAATCCGAGTACACTAGTCAAAATTTCAACTTTTGTACTTCGGAAATGTTCAAGGTGGTATTTGATAACGTGATAATGGTTTTCTATTACATGGTGGAGGTGGTAACCAATATATTCAAACAAGCTTTAGAATCCATCAATCAGTTTCGGTTATTTTTGGCGAATCTTAAAAACCAGTTTTTGAAGTTTATCATCGAAACGGTTGAGAGTATCGTTAATTTTATTATTCCATTTATCAACATTCTCATAAAACTTAAGGACATGATGCGTAAGATGGAAGGCGTGTTTCTTTCCATTATTTATATGTTGGGTGGTGCGTACCTTGCGCTCAAGAGCTTGTTTGGCAGCATTCTCACCCTATGCATCATCATTATTGTGGTACTACTGGTGATATTAATTATCATGTGGGTTATGGTGGCGGTGTTTTGGGCGATCCCGTTTTTGCTACCGTTTCATCCCCCTTTACTTATTGCAGCAATTACATTTACGGTAACGGTTGTTATTATCATTATCCTGTTTTCAATCGTTGCAGCATTTTGTAGCATGGTGTTCCAAGTGAACTCGTCGGTTCCCAAGGTAAAAGCAAAAGCGAAGTCAAAAATGGATGAACATAAAGAAGATGAATAAGTTATTATTATTATTATTATAGTTTATTCATTCATCGGTTGCAGTAACTCCAGTATCAGTAATGTACGTGTAAACGCCGTCGCGTTCGGCGAAACATGGATTCTGATATTTTTTCCCGGTGCACCCGGTTACTTGTAATGGATCACTTGGACAGTTCATTGTATAATTTGGAGTTTTTTTAATGCACACTTTGAACTGAGAAAGTTTATTTTTATCCTTATCTTGGTCTATCAGATATTTACGGTCATTGTTTTTAAACTTGTCTAACGAGAGAATGGCCTTAATGCCGCCGGTAATTTCGTCCCATGCACTAAGACACTCATTGTCTTCAAAATTTTGTTCGGCGAGTTCCCAGTTGGACATTGGCATCATGCCTTCACACATGGGTTGTACGATTTGGTGTTCCACTGCAGCCAGTATAAATACCAAGATCCCCAGAAAAACCAGTATGGATACCGAGGTCGAATTTATTTGCATTTTATTTTATAATATAATATAATATGATTAGTTTAGTCAAATATTAATTTTATAATTTTATAATTGATATTTGATATTATTTGATATTTGAGATTTATTTATTTATTTTTTTCCAAAGTTAGTTTTATTGCCGTTGAAAGCATTTATGTTGACTGTTAGTTTTGCAGAAGGGGCGTCGGCACTAAAAGTAGCAACATCAGCAGCATCCGCAATAGCAACCGCCTGGCTTGAAAATTTCAAACCAGCGCGGCGTGCACAAGGGCGTAGGGGGGTTGGGGTCAAAGTCATTTTATACTTTAATAAATATTAATTATTTTTAAATACTATTTATTTATTTACTTATATTTCTCCGTCTACTTCTACCTTCTCTGTATGAATATCCGGGTAGTAGTTATCTCCGGCAACGCATATAAAAGATGGTGGTGCGTTTCCCAGTGTATGTATATAGCTATCCATCTTTGCAATAACTCTAGATAACGGATTCGATACATGAGGACCTGGATTACAATTGCCCTTGTTCCAGCATCCAAATGTTATAAAGTTGCTCATGATTTGATTACTATATAATATATACTACAATAACTATATATTATTACTTTTCGATTATTGCCCTTAAAGTTGACTGGCATTTTGTTGTTTGAGATATGACGCCTGTATCTTCATCATTGTTTCGCGATCTGGTGGACGAACAATTTTACTCTCGTTGGATGAACTCAAAACATTGGGATACTTAGAGACCGCATACGGGTCATTATCCCCGGCCTGGTCAATTAATTTGGTGATTTCACTTATTTGTTGGGGCGAGATGACCGTATCGTACCGGCTTGACGCGGCGGATGCCTTGGCGTTAATACTGTGAAGTCGAAACGCTCCACCGCCTGGACCCATTCCGTCATCATGGTTTTCAGAATCAGGATCGCTAGCGTCAATACTTGACATGGGTGCGCCGCTTGGACACAGTCCCCCATTCAGGTCGGTTGGACTGGGTCGAATGTTATACACCGACTCTCCTTGCGCATTTATAGAGTGTTGTAAAAATAAAATGGGACATTTAACGCCTTGACTTCTCAACCATTCTATGAATTCAATGTACTCTTCTAAATTATCAAACCGAATTGGATTAACCCCAGGAATTGTGGCAAGATTGGTATTGTGTAAATATAACGTGGTTCCTTTCTGCACGAGTAAATTAGGACACCTTGGTTGGCTTAGCACATTCGCATTTGCATTTGCGTTTACGCTTGCATTTACGTTTGTTCCAGGTTCGCCGGGTTCGAATCCTTCGCGTCGATTTCCAGTAACATAGGCTCCAATTACAAACACGATAAAAATCAAAAACAATTTTATAGAATCGCTCAGCATATTTATTAATTAACTATTAATTAACTAACTAATTAATTATTGACGTTGGTTTGAAATATATTATTATGGTTAATAGTTATTATATATTTCTAAAAATATTTTTGAAATGAAATGAATTGAATTGAAATACATTTTTACTCATTTTATTTGGCTTGTTTTTTACTTTTGACTAAACTAAAAACGCCTTACGCGCCGTATTGCGGTGTATGACGCATTATGTTCGTCGCCACCTTCGCTTATATCCCGGTAGTTCTTGTTTACCGCTTGCTGTTTGCGGAATGCGATATAGTTTGAGCTGTCATAAACGTACTTGGGATTGCAGCTTGCCGACTGGATGTTGGTACCGTCGTCCGATGCGCGAACACGACCGGCAGAGGTCTTCCACGCGCCGGCAATGCTTTGCTTTACGCCATTGACTTGGTTGGGACCGCCGGATGAATAATTCACACGGGCCAGGTAGTCGCCGGCATTATTCACCGCGCGAAACGGGGTAATCGCGCGTTTATAAGTATTGATCGTGGGGTTGGTGTTGATGTGACTCCACGCACGACGCAATGTGAACCGAAGGGTTTCTCCTTCAGAACTTTTATTAAGAGCTCCATTGTGATACGTTGCCATGACGATGTATTGGTATTGGGTATTGGGTATTGCTTATTATGCTTATTATAATATTATACGTATAAAAAATATTTTCAAAAAAATATTAGTTTAAAGTTTAAACTATTATTTTCAGAATTAAGTTTTATTTTTGTTTTATCTTTGGTTCATGGGTTATTCGTCAGTGGTAATTGTTAGAGGTGGGTCTACGTCATTTGGTGGTGGGTCGTTTCTAGGTGTCATCGACTGATTCAAGTGAAACGTGTTGAGTATATCGAGCTTGGCGATCGTACGGTCCAGTTCGCTCTTGGTTCCATTTTGAAACAAGTAGTCCATTTTAGGTGATATTTCATTTTTTTTAATTTCGCGGTACACTGCGTCTATTTTCTGAACCACGTTGCTTATTTTATCCTTATAATCCGGTAAAATAATATCTTGGCGGGTCGAATACGGCTGGGTCAAAAGCGAAACTGCAAAGTAAATCAAATATCGTCGTTTTTTTTTCACAGATACGGTGAATCGAATACAGTACATTTTAAACAAACAGTCAATTACTTTCGCAGATAACGATTGCGTTGGTTTAGATTTAGATTTAGATGCAGAATTCGTAACAATCTGCCACACAATCCATATTGGGTCCATTTGCAACTTATCATCCACCGGAACGTTCGCGCGACGCTCGCACCTGCATTGCACCTTTTTCGACTTGCAAATGTTATAAAATTCCATTATCCATTCCAACCAGTAGCATGCCAAATGTGAACTGCTCCCGCTTTCATTTGAAAGATGAAATGCAAACTCGTTTAGTGCGATAAACAGCTCGGGCGGATCGCCCTTGATAAATACGCCGTCTAAATAGTTTATATGAGGCGCCTTCAATTTATCCGACATGGTCGTAACGTCGTATTCTTCAGTTTTTGAAATTTTGATACTTTCGTATTGATGCAACTTGTTGGAGTAACACAAGACTGAAATCATTTCGGCAAACAGTGACCGAATTTTAGGATTGTTTCGCATTCGCAATTCATTGCCGCGGTACCCGTTTGACATGATGTTCTTGAACGTCTCGTATCGCAACTGAATGTACGTCGGAAGTCGAGGATTTGCCAAATGAATATATTTTCCCATAAATACTAGCAGTGTTTCCCACAATTCAATGAACTTCCCAGCACAAATCAACTCCGCGGACCAATTGCATGCGGGCTCGATGCGCGAGTTCGCCATTGCTTTTAATAACGCTTTTGTAACGTCGCTCAATTTATATTTTGAAAATGTAACTCCTCGAAATTCCGTGTCGCCGCGAATATCATTTATTTCCGTAAACCCGCTCATTATATAATTTTATTCTAACTTATTAACTTTACTTATTAACTTATTATTATTACCAAAAATAAAAAAACGTACCTTATTCCGCGTTAACCTGTAAATGTATAAGTCTTCAATGAAGTGTTTAGGACGAATGATGAAACATTCCGTCACATGTTGCCATTGCGGGCGAACACTGAATTGCTTTTGCCGAGGTTGGTTCATCGCGTGACTGAAATGGAGATGACCAGCTTCTACTTCTGTTTCCAAATACGCTTTCAATTGGGTCGATTTTCACGGTATTGAAGAGCGGATCGTCGGGAAGCATGAAACGAAACGTGTTGGTCATGGCACAGAGATTCATGAGCGCCCATGTCATTTTCGAAACTTCGCACAGTGCTTGCATCACTTGACTGCGACACTGGCAAAAGATCTCGTCGTTGTCTGCCGACTCGCTTTTTCCGCCAAGTGCGACAAAGATTTCGTGTAGCACGAGACCATACATGTGCCTACGCTCAACGTATTCTGTGTTCCGAAGACTTGCCGGGCCGAACATTCCAACTGCAACACCCAGACTTGCCGCGATTTCGAGTATTTTTTGACGCACCCTTCCGCTCGCAATGAGTAAGTTCGCCGAAAGCTGGTTCACGTGCGTCATGGCTGGCACTGCCGCTGGCACTGCCGCTGGCGCTGGTTCGGGTAGATGAGATTGGCTTCTGCACAGAACACTGAGGCTTGGGTCAAAATCATCACCGCAATCCGAATCTGAATCCGAATCCGAATCCAATTCCAATTCCAATTCCAAATCCGACGAATCTGACTCGTCGACCTGTGGCTGGTTTTGATCTTGATCTTGGTTTTCTTGGTCCGAATACGCCGATGCAAGGAAACATCCGATTTCGCCAAGTTGGTAGTAGTATAGGAGTTCAGTTGTAACCAATTCAGAAAGCGCGGCAACTGAACGTTTGTTCAAGTCATCGAGATCGATTCCGAGTCCAGATCCAGATTCCATGACTCCAGCCGAAAGTTTCACAGCTTCATACCTAACCTGATCCGCTTCGAATTTTTCTGACACGCTTCCGTGTGGAATAAAGCCATTCTTCAGTTGTTTGAACATTTGTTTCGATGATAAGTAAGTATCTGAGTTGCTGATAACACTTGAATGTTTATATCAAAACCAAATCAATTTTTTTTTATAATAAGTGTTTGTTTTTAGTATTTTAGTATTTTAAGATTTTAAAATAATAAATAAGATAAGTAAGTAATAAATAAAATATTCAAAAACGAGATCAATACAAGAATGCAAGCTTTACGAAACACATTAACGGCAGGAACAAGTGGACAATGGTACATGTTATTTGCGGCAATGGTGGCTGTGTACTTGCTCGTATGGCTGAACAAAACGTTCGGACCTCGATCAAAAATGGCGCGACTAAAGTTAATGGAAGGGTTTGTATCCAGCCAAACAAAACAATTTGAACGCAAAACAGGAGGGTCAATTTACGACGAATTTTATGCCGATGTTTACGACGAACTGTTTTTCCAGCCCAATAAGCTGGATTATGAAGTATCGGCGATTATTAAAGAAGCCGATTTAGCGCCAAGTGGAAGTCATGTACTGGATATCGGAAGCGGCAGAGGGCATTTCGTGAATAAGATGAAAGAAAACGGGTATGCTTCAACCGGCCTTGAAAATTCCAAGGCCATGGTTGATGCAAATAAACGCATTTATCCGGATAGCGACATCAAATACGGCGATGCCATGGATGCAATGACATTTACACCTGAAAAATTTACAGTGATTACATGTCTCACGTTCACCGTTTACTATATGAAAGACAAGCGTCAGTTTTTTGATAACTGTTTCCAGTGGTTGTCGCCCGGCGGACACCTGGTGGTTCATTTAGTGGATCGTGACAAATTCGACCCGATGGTTCCCGCTGGCAAACCCTTCTTTTTAATTTCGCCGCAGAGTCAGACTAATAAACGCATTACTGGAAGCTCCGTTAAATTTGAAACGTTTCAGTACAAGTCTGATTTCAGTCTTAAAACCGATGATGATGGAGTTTTAACCGAAACGTTTACCGACGACGAAACCGGAAAAGTTCGACAAAATGTCCACAAATACGACATGCCTCATCATAAAACCGTCGTAAAGATGGCCAAAGAAGCCGGGTTTATCGTACACGCGCATGTGGATATGGTGAGCTCCATGAACGAGTACCAGTACTTGTATTTTTTCAAGCGACCCAATTAACCAACTAACCAACTAAGAGTACAACTTACTGTCTTCCACGTTGCGCGTAACCTCTTTAATGAACTTGTCCGTATCGAGAAGTTCAGTGATGTTTTCTTCCCAGTTGGATCGATACCTGAACAAAAACCCAACGAGTCCCGCCATCGTTATATTTTTATTTTGGATGGCTTTATAGAACGCATCGAACGCGGTGTCAATTTCAGCGGGCGTTTTTCCAGATTTTTTCATCATGTCTTTAAACAATTGCTGTATGTCGCATTTCTTGGGATAGTTCATGTGAATAATCATATCGGTTCTACCCTGTCTCAAGAGCGCGTGGTCCATATTTTCGGGATGATTCGTTGTTATAAAAGAAACCAGCCCCTTTTTATAACAAACGCCGTCAAGTAAATTCAACAAATTACTGAACGTAAATAATTTATTATCTTGCGTCGCGGTTCGTTTTTCAAACAAACAGTCAATGTCTTCGATAAGAAGAATCGACTTGGCCGGAATATCGCGGAATGCAACTAGGGCGCTGCTGTTGTCAATATCGTGGTTGATTGAAAAAATACACAGACTGTATCCAATCTCCCGACAAAGCGCTTTTACAATACTTGTCTTACCGCTTCCTGGAATGCCGGTGAGTAAGTAGTTTTTCTTGTACGGAATTCCAAACTCGTCGTACTCCTTTTCATTTTCTATAAAATCCGTAACGTCCTTCCGAAGTTTCGACTTGATTTTACTGTCAAAGTATACCGTGTCGAGCGTTCTGGATGGAATTTTATTGTAACGCATCCACTCGCCGTATTTATTCATGACAAACACATGAAGTTTGGTATCGTCCTTCTCGTTTAGCTCGCCGTACCGGTCAGCATCAACATAAAAGTCGTGAAAATCTTTACACGACGTGGCTGAAACGGTCAGCGACTCGTATTTCTTAGGATGGTCGTCGCAACCCACAACAAGGTGCTCTTGTGCATACTTGATTACAAATATTACGCCCGGTTTATATTCATATTTATATGACCCGTACCCCAAGGTCATATACCCGTTGTCTTCTCCGTCGTACTTAAACGGGCGGCGTCTGATTTTAAAGGGTAACGTTGTAGCATCTAGCCCCGACAAGTACGATACGCTTTCAATGGTATTGTACATGTAGGACAGTATCTGCCCAATAATGGTACAACAGTCCGTAAAATATTCGTACGTGCCTGATGACAGCAATGTTAAATCTATTTTGATTTTCCTTTGATCTGTTATCAACCCTTCAATAACGCTATCGCTACTGCTATCGCTTACCGCGTCACACGACTCGAGCGTCGAATTTGCATATCTATATTGTTCACTCGTCATTTGTTTTGATCTTGACTTTTACCATCAATCATGTAGACATATATTTAAGTAATATTTTTATGTTTAATTTTGTACTGCGTTTTTAGGTTTAGAGCCGTAAGCGCGCATCTCCCATTAAGAGAACATATTCGATTCGTTCTCGCGGTCCCAAATAAATATTAAATAAATAAATAAAAATTATTATTTTATTTATTTGTCTATATAGAACAATAAATAATAAATAGTGAATAAATAAACCAAATTATGATGTAGTATGATGCGGTTGCGGTTGCTTGGACCAGTTAATGCTCATAAATATGTCAAGTGGCGAAACTGAAGTTGTAATATAGTGCATTACGTCGTTGTAAGTGATTTTGATCTTGTATGGCACCTCTTCGCCGCGAGCGATTGCGGCAACGTGATCGTTCTTTCGATCCAGGTAAATGTCGGTATGCAGACCGTGTAAAATGTTTTTAATATGGGTCGAATAGTTCCCCAGCTGTTTTTGTTTCAGAACGAAGCATTCAATGTATTTTGAATGCACGAGATTTGCAAAACTTGTAAAACTGTTATTGTGCTCGGTAAATGCATCAGTGTCTTCGGGGAATACAGCCAAGTGCTGTTTGATTTCTCTTGTGCGGCGCAAACTGCAGTACATGTAAAACATCCTGGTTTGAGACCCCATTGGAATTTTCTTTGCGGCTTCGTATGCCGGGTTTCGCAACTTGAAACTCCACCCGGCATTTTTTGCGCTGTGGAACACGACGCCCATCACGCGATAAGGTGTCATGCAGCTCGAATTGGCATACCGCGCATGAATCTGGAAAAATGCATGGTTGTTGTTGTCGTTGGATCCCAGATCCGTATCATAATTCCGAGGAACATTGAACCCGATTGACTTATGATCGACGACATTTCTCGGGTGTCGTGTCACAGTAAGTGTGACATTGTCGACGGTATATGCCGCAATGTAGTAAAGACGCGCGGCAACAACTGGTGCAATCATGGGATTCTTAGGATGCTGTAAAACCAGACTGTATGAGTACCTGGTATTCAGCGTCGATAAATCGATCTTATTCGCAGCACATGCCTCAAAAAACAGGGTTCGAAATGTAACCTTCTTATCGACGGATGTTGGTGAGGTTGTCTCATTACCTGCGATAGGAGCAGGAGCAGGTACAAACACCTCTCCTCCAACAACGCCCTTTGTCGAAATTTCCCATCCCGTTTTGGCCAATTCGTCTGCATCTGCGTCCACAGCAACCGCGCTACTGCTACTGGGAGCTCGAAACAAATGAATCATGGTTCCTTCAACAAACTCTTCGATATGCGAAAACGACTTTAAAAATTCGTCGCGTGTCACACCGTAAAGCGCATTGAAATCTACTGTATCATTGCAGCGCAGTGTTTTGGCGGGAGAATATGAAACAATATTTCCGTTGCGGTCAATAACCACCGATCGAAACAGTCCTCGACCTTGGATGATGGCTTCAGCCGAATGATCTGCGGCAGTCACACACGCGGGAACTTGATCGCCAACGCACCCTCCTTCTCCATTATACATGGGCTGAAACACATTTTTACTATATTTGAGGACGTAATAAAATCCGGTAGGGGTCTTCCATTTTTTCATGGTCATGCTGAGCGTGTTCAACAACGTTGTAACCTCAGATGATTTTTCATCAAAGCCATTTTTACGCACCATGCCAAACAACGTCTGGATGTCGCTACTATAACACAACTTATAGTCGGTGCTGTACCCGATATGTGAAGTGCGCATTGTTAATAGAGTCTAAATATAAACTTTTCTACATGATATACGCTGTAAATCTTTAATATGTTTATTTAAAGTAATAATGATATTAAGGATATTAATAATAAATAAAATAAGTAAATGGAAATAAATATAACTATAATATAATTGAAGCATCTTTTATGAAAATAAAAAAAACAACAAAAAATATGACGTATAGGCGTCGTTATACGCAGCAGGGTGGAATTTTTAGAGCGATTAGTAGTTTATCAAACTATGCTATCAGCACATGGAACACACTTTCAACACTCGCATCATCTGCATTGGTTAAAACATCTGTAGATATAATCAACATTTTTCGAATGTCCAAATCGATTGTTGAAGATACAAATGATGCATACCGTTATTATAGATATGTATCAACAATCGATGTTGATAAAATACCGAGACCTATATCACAAGTAACAAAAACCCGCTTTGTAAAAATTAAAAACGACTTGAACAAGCTGTTATTATATATTAAAAATACTGCAATTAGTATAAGACTGTGTGGTATTGCATATGCTTACTTCACGGGTAATAGTGACGCTTATAATAAAGAAGTCGCTTCTCTTGATGCAATTGAAGCGACCGAGAATAACCCGCTCCATCCACTTTATCCAGTCCGGTTGAAAAAAATATTTGACATAGGCATGGTTGCTTTTTATGGCGACTGGTACCGCTATGAATTAAACATTTTAATGACAAAATTAGTTGCTGTCGTACATGAAATCACTGCGACAGCTATAGGGTTACCTCAAACCGGAGACATAGAATCTGTTACGACCCCGTTTATTTCCATTAGGTCTACCCCGGTGGAGCTGTCACTTTCTTCTTATACATCAAAAAATGCTTCTTTAAGAAGAAGAAAACGTAAAACTAGTTAACTAGACTAACTAGACACTTCGCTTAAAATCATGTACTTGAAGTTTCTATAAATAATTGTTCATATTAACATATTAATTAAATTGTACAATCCGCGTCTACCATCATTTTCAGTAGCTCGTCAAAGGTTGTAACCGGCTTCCAGCCTAAAACTCGCCTCGCCTTTTCGGAGTTTCCAAGCAGCATGTCTACTTCCGTCGGTCGGTAGTATCGCTCATCAATATAAATGAGGGCGCGTTTCGTAGCTGCATCGTACCCGATTTCATTTACGCCATCACCGGTCCAGTTAATGACGAATCCCCTCATTGCGAAACACTTCTCCACCATTTCGCGGACCGAATGAGTTTCATTTGTTGATAGAACGTAGTCGTCTGCATGGTCCTGCTGGAGCATGCGCCACATTCCTTCCACGTAATCTTTTGCATTGCCCAAATCGCGCATAGAATCCAGGTTACCTAAAACCAAGCGGTCGGTTTCACCTTTAAGTATTTTTGCCAATCCCAGCGTGATTTTCCTCTCTACGAAATTGTGTCCCCGGCGAACACCACCGTGGTTGAATAATATGCCGTTACATGCAAACATTCCGTATGCTTCCCGATAATTTTTAACGATCCAAAATCCGTAAAGCTTCGCTGCGGCATATGGCGATCTAGGATAAAACGGCGTATTCTCATCCTGGGGGACCTCTTGCACCTTTCCATAGAGCTCGCTTGTCGATGCCTGGTAAAATCTTGCAACGCCTTCCAGGTCGTTGTTTCGTATCGCCTCGAGCAGTTTTAATGTTCCGAATGCGTCGGTGTCTGCGGTGTATTCCGGCATTTCAAACGATATTTTCACATGCGATTGTGCGGCCAAATTGTATATCTCCAACACCTTCATATTTTCATATTTATTTTTTATCATGTTTAGTATTTTGTTCAAGCATGCACCATCCGTTATATCGCCATAATGCAAAAAAAGGCGAGGATGTTTGAATATATGATCGATCCTTGAAGTATTGAAATTTGAACTGCGTCGAATTAATCCGTGCACGTTATAGCCCTTGTCCAACAACAGTTCCGCCAGATATGACCCGTCTTGCCCAGAAATCCCAGTTACAAATGAAACCTTCATACTAATCGTTTGATTATGATTACTACAAGGCTCATAATATTTTTATATCTTATTTCTTATAATCTTATTTATTTCTTTTATACATTAAATTAAAATTCAAAATACGATGTTTTCGTCAATCCATTTCTTGATGGAAACGTTGACTGGATGCAAAATTTGATTCACGCCGTTTATGTAATGCAAATAGTCTTCGCGCACGCCGTCCACCGACCCGGTTCCGTCGGAACTTGTCGCTACTAGCATGAGCAGGACATTGTGTATAACCGCCAAATCCCGTTTCGAATACTTTTCAACGATGTTGCAAAAAATAGTATCGATCGTGCCACTACCGCTGCCATTTCCTCCACCATTCCCTGGGCCAGTTTCGTCGTCACTAATAACAGCTGATGTTCCTGATCCTGATCCTGATCCTGATCCTGCCGATACCATCATACTTCCGTGTTTATTCAATGCGATTTGTTTGTACATGTTGAGCGTATGTAAAATATGGGGTCGGTTCGTGTTTGTATACGTGCGAATCAATTTTTCAATACCCTTTACCGCATTCGAAATCAAAAGAGAATAAAGATCGGGCATATCCGACGCTAAAAATGTGTAATACTTATTGAACCGAGTGAATACGTTGAACAAGTAGCATAAATCGTCTTGCGTGTCACTGTTGTACCATCGAGACATAGACTGCGTGTAGTCCGGGGGTTGGATTAATAACATATTCCCTTTGATTGCAAGTTTCGTCCCAACTGGATAAAACGAGAGAAATCCCACCTGAAGAATTGCATGCAGCGGTTCCAAAATGGTTTCGAATCTTTCTTTGGAGCGCTTCTTAGCAGATCCGGCTATTGAATATAACATTCTAAACGCATTGGACATGGTATCTCCTTATCTATTTTATCTATCGTATATCTACAGACTACAACGTATATATTATATTATTATTTTCGATTTTATATATAAAATATAGATACATACATACATATATAAACAGAATAAATACAACGCAAGTATGATTGGGTGGGTACTTCAAGTTACGGTAATATCTCTCTGTTTCATTGCCGTCGTTCACTACTTGTACATTTTTTTCAAAACAACCCTAACCGTTCCAAAGGTAAAAGATCTAGTCAACCGCCCGCAGCAACAATATGAAGAACTTTTTAAAGGGATAACGCATACGAGTCCACATTTGGACGGATCGCATATATCGATTCATAATAATAATAATAATACTAATAATAATACTACTAGTATTTCTGAATTGCCATCTCTCTTGGAACATCAGGATCAGGATCAGAACCGCGATCAAATTGCAATGAAATATGAACTCAAACAGTTTTTAAAAAAACTTAACAACAAATAAAATAATTACAAGGATTCTGCAGAAAATATATTTACACTCTCGCCATAATAAAAATACCAATTCGCATACCGTTTACTAGTTGCATACAATTCGGTGTATTCATTTTCTAACTTGTTTTTACTTAAATAATTTGATATATATTTACCATCTCTGTCTTGCAAATCAATAGTTGGTAAGTTACTTAATATTCCAGAATTGAAATACTTTACACAATTTTCTTTTTCTTCACTTCCTAACCAGCCCTGTCTTCTGCTATAAAACCTTCCCGTATTCATTTTATTAAAGTATTTATAGAAAAATTTATTAAATAGTTATCTATATAAAATCTAAACTCATATAAATAATACATAATTTCAATGTCCGCATCTACATATTTAAAATGGCTGGATGAAACCGATATACACGAAGTCGATGTAGTTGGTGGGAAAAACGCCAGTCTCGGCGAAATGATAAAAAATTTAAAACACTTGAACATAAAAGTACCATACGGGTTTGTTGTAACGGCCGACTCGTATGATTTTTTCATGGCGCACAACAACCTTGTTGAGAAAATTCAAGTTATTATTGACGAAACCGACATTGACGATTTTGTCGATCTAAAACGAAACAGTCTTAAAATTAGAAACCTTATCGTCGACGGTGAAATTCCGGATACGCTCAAAGCCGATATTATAAAGTACTATAAAGCGCTATCCCATAAATATCTTGATAACCATAACCAACCTCAAGACTATACCGATGTGGCAGTTAGAAGCTCTGGGACGAGCGAAGATTTACCCGATGCCAGTTTTGCCGGGCAACAGGATACGTACCTGAATGTTAGAGGCAATACGCAGTTACTGGAACGAATCAAAAGCTGTTTTGCTAGCTTGTATACGGACCGCGCCATCTGTTACCGGAAAACGATGGGATATCTACAGAATGTTAAACTTAGCGTTTGCGTGCAAAAAATGGTCAGAAGTGACTTGGGCTGCAGCGGTGTTGCTTTTTCGATTGATCCTGATAGCGGGTTCAAAGACGTCGTCGTTATAAACGGCAGTTGGGGACTCGGTGAAATGGTTGTTTCGGGACAAGTTAAACCCGATGAGTTTATTATCCATAAAAAAACGTTAGACTTGGGGTACAAGGCCATTATTGATAAGACCCTGGGGGATAAGATCAATAAAATGGTATATGCCGATGAACACGATAAACGAACCAAAATAGTCCAGGTTGAAAAATTCAAACAAAACCGATTTTGTTTGGACGATATTCGCATTCTACAGCTGGCTTCCTGGACCCAGAGTATAGAAGCGCATTATTCCAATAAATATAACAGATGGTGCCCGGTTGATGTTGAATGGGCCCTGGACGGTCTTACGAATGAATTGTATATTGTCCAAGCTAGACCCGAAACGATTCATAGCAAAAAACCGGTTGCTGGTGCTGGTAATGAGTACGTTGAATATTCGTTGGATACAACAAGTTCCAGTCCTGAACTGCTTTTAACGGGCGTCGCGGTAGGATCTACAATTGGGTCCGGGGCCGTAAAACTTATTTTCAATTTAGATACTCGCGACTGTGAAGAATTTAAAGAAGGCGACGTTCTGGTAACTGAGTACACGGATCCAACGTACGAGCCACTAATGAAAAAAGCTAGCGCTATTATTACCGATAAAGGCGGTAGAACTAGCCATGCGGCCATCGTATCCAGAGAACTGGGTAAAACGGCCATCGTTGGCTGCGGGAATGCTACGAAACTACTGAAAATGAATCAAAATGTAACTGCTTGTTGTTCGGATGGGGACATAGGTAAAGTGTACGATGGCTTGATAAGTTATACCATGAAACGTACAAATCTAGAAAACATTCCCAAACTTGAAAGAATCAATACCAAGCTCATGCTGAACATTGGCAATCCTAGTAACGTGTTTAAATTTCATAACTTGCCGGTTGCGGGGGTAGGACTGGCCCGAGAAGAGTTTATTATTGCGAATACCATAGGCATTCACCCGCTGGCTATACTACATCCGGATAAAACGACGGATGATATCCAGTCCTATATTGAAAATAAATCGAGAGGGTTCAACAATCCCAGGGAGTTTTATGTTAAACGTTTGGCGTACGGTATATCCAGAATTGGCGCCACGTTTCATCCAAACCCGGTGATTGTTCGGTTCAGCGACTTTAAATCCAACGAATACCGAGATCTCGTCGGTGGAAGTATTTTTGAACCAAATGAAGAAAATCCGATGCTGGGATTTAGAGGATGTTCTAGGTATTACAGCGACTTTTTTAAGGCGGCGTTCCAATTGGAATGTGAAGCCATTCGGTACGTCCGAGAAATTATAGGGCTAAGCAATGTCATCGTGATGTTACCGTTTTGCAGAACGGTCGAAGAATGTAAAAAAACGATTGATATAATGAGAGAATTCGGACTCGAACGAGGTATTAACGGGTTGAAAATTTACTTGATGTGTGAAATACCGTCGAATGTTATCCTTGCCGACGAATTCTGTAAATTAGTTGACGGCTTTTCCATCGGGTCCAATGATTTAACGCAGCTGTGTCTTGGAATCGACCGAGATGCAGGTCATCTCACATTTATAGGCAACGAAACAAACCATGCGGTTAAAATACTTATATCGAGCGCCATCAAAAGCTGTAAGACTAACTGCGTTAAAATTGGCATATGCGGTCAAGGTCCTAGCGATATCCCCGAATTTGCCGAGTTTCTTGTCAAGGAAGGGATTGATACCATATCGCTTGTTCCCGACAGTATAGTAAAGACCGTGTTTAACCTTGATAAATTATGTTAAAAATACAAAAAATAAAAATAAAAATATAAATATGTAAAATACAAAATATAAAATATAAAATATGTAAAATTGATATAAATTTATTTTTTTATGGTAGAATACATTTATTCATTCGTTCGAATTATAGTACAATATATAATATAACATAATGTCGATACATCCTCATCAACAGTCGGCAGTTGCAAATTTCATTTCGATCGATCGACGAGATGTTTCAGTACTACAGTCCAAACTGTTTCATTCTCCGCCTGGGTCGAGCATGAAAATTTCTTATGAGATAAATACATATAAGAAAGTTTCGGCAAGTGGGTTTTATATCATCCCTAGAGGGAAGAAGTGCTTTGTATGGCTTACAATGTACAAGGGCGCTCAGGAGGCGATATTCTTTGACGTGGACCCCCGAGACCATTCCAAGATAAAATTCGTCTCGATACGAGCAATCCATCCATCGCAGCAGTTTCATTTCGACGACTTTCAGGGTAGCGGAACCGTGCTTTATGGCACACTTTTCAACCACGGACCCGATCAGCAACAATTCTTCGCAGTTGAAAATATTCACGTCTATGAAAATGCGTGCGTGGATCACCTGAACGTTGTCCAAAAAGATGAATTGTTGTATACGTTATTTTCGAAATCGGGCCTGACGCGTGCAGTAAATGCGCCTCCGCATGTTCAAGTGGTGTTTGGCGTAGCCGTGAAATGCGGGACGTATGCGGAAGCATTGAAGGCCGCAAACACCCCGTCGATTGTTCCTTATTCGGTATATGCAATACAGGGCCGGTTTCATACGCAAACGGACAACAAGTATTACCAAAATTGTCAAAGTCAAGGGGGCGACAACAAGTGTTCCCAAGGTGGCGACAAGCACCCCCTTCAACCCCTCTGCGGAGGGGGCGACAACAAGCGCCCCCTTAAACCCCTCTGTACAGATTCAAATACTTTTCCACAAGGAGGAGGAGGGGGGAAACTGTTTATGGTTTCTCCACAGCCTCTGGTCGATATGTATACATTGCGATGCCCAATAACAAACGTGGTCGAACCTGAACCGGCGCATGTAGGCGACTATAAAACCAGCGTGCTACTAAATTCAATATTCAGGACGGTGCGGGAAAATGCGTCATTGGATGCCGCAGAAGAAAGTGAAGACGAAGAAGTATTTCAGGCGTCGCAGCAAATGCACATTGAGGGGTACATATCATCATCGTCGCCGCCAGAAAGGACCATGATTTGCACATACAATTATAAATTCAAGCGCTGGGTACCGTTACGGCTGGGTCCCAACCAAAGTTAAATTAAAAAATAAATATAAAATATCGTATTAAGATATACATTAACTTCACTTTTTTTATTTTGAATGACGAACTCGTTGATAAATGGTAGCAGTAGCAGCAGCAGTAGCATGAAAGTTACGATGTTAAATGTAACCAATAAATCCACGTCGGATAAATTGGAAAAAATCCACGCTCGTAAAAATCATCACATTGTTGCATTATTTTACAGAGATGGATGCCCGCCTTGCGATAAAATGAAACCTGAATGGAAGCACGCATGTGAAATGTTCAAACAAAAATACGAGTGCAAGGACAAAAACGCGAAAGAGCGTGCAGTAATTGCGAATGTTAATGATAAGGGTATCGAGTATTTGGACAAGGTGTTCCACAAAATAGAAGGTACTCCGACAATTCTCTATATGTCGGATAACAGTATTCGCGAATACAACGAAAATGATCGAACCGCGCCCACATTTTTGAAATGGTTTGAAGAGTCACTCAAAGATGAAATCGTACCCGTGAATAGCATCATGAATAAAAGTAAAACTAAAACTAGAAGTAGAACTAGAAGGAGCGGAAGGAGCGGAAGGAGCGGAAGTAGTAGAAGTAGTAGAAGTAGTAGAAGTAGCAGAAGTAGTAGAACTAGTAGAAGAAGAAAGAATACCCTTGATGTTAATGGTGGATGTTGGACATCGAATAAGGGGGGTAAGACTAATAAGAAAAAATAAAATAGTAGTAGAAATTATATCCATTATCTATTTTATTTATTTATTTGTTTATTTATTTGATGAATTGTTATTTAGCTGGAACGATAGGGGTCGGGTTGTTAGGCGCCACATTCTACACGATGACGGCTCAGCCCGTTGTAGCAGTCGAGTATCGCAATAAATTAAAGCAGTCGTCGATTGAAGTATACGACAAAATCGTACGGGAACGAAGCACGATTTATTTTCAGGGGCTTATTCTTGGGTTGGTTGTATCGTACATTGTCCTCTTTAGACTTTCGCCCATGAAGCAGCTTACAAACATGTTCCACCGGGTTACACTGTCGCTGGCAATTGTAGTTCTCGTATCTTCCGGATATTACTGCATTTCTCCGAAAAGCGACTATATGTTGAACCATGTTACAAATGGCGAAGAGTCCAAAGCGTGGCTCGAAATGTACAAGACCATGAAACACCGTTACGTTATGGGATTCATAATAGGTTCATGTGTCGCAATTCCTCTTGTCTACAGTTTTTGTTAAACTCTAAACTCTAAGATTGGGGTTGATGCATTTATCCTTTGATGGGAAAATATTGCCTGACATGCACGTATCACTTTCATTCACGTAAACACAGCTCCTGTTTCCGCGATCTTCGCCTACAAAGCAATACCCCGCCTTCCCGCTTGTTTTACCTTTTTGCGTTACACTCAAGGAGTCGTCGGGTACAGGAATGTCATTAGTCAACTGAGATCCCGTTTTCATGGTCAGCGCATTTGCACGCGCAGCTTCTTGTTTCGCATTTCCGCCGCCACTGGGTGGAACGACGAGACTTGCATTTAACCCTTTACCGGTGACTTGGTCGTCAATAACATTCACCCCCGTTTTGGCAGCGCCCGATACGATGTCAATTCCCGCGCGCGTTCCTTCTGATGTCGTGGATACGAACTGTTTACTGACCGATCCTAAAATACCGGTTGACCACTCCGTAAATGGTCGAACAAATTCAAGCACGTCGTCGGTAATTAACCCCATTTCCTTAAACACGTTAAACCCGGCAAATCCTAAAAGAACCGCGACGAGGATGAACCGTACGAAATACCCCATGAACGATGTCGAATTGGAATCGGAAGAATCAGGCGATGACGATGACGAGTCTGATTCCGAGTCCGACGACGTATATGTTTTCTTAACTTCTTCCGGAAACCATGATGATACTGGCGTAACTTTTGATGATGATGCCGATGCAGCAGACGATGGATCCGTCGATGACGACTTTGAGCCGTTTTTAGAGAATATGTTAAATGTCGAACTTGAAGCGGATGCAGGTGGATTTGAATTTGCAAACGACATTTTTGGGTGGTTGTTTTGTTATTACTAAAGATTGCTAAATTGATAAATACTAAATACTATTATATTATTTTATTTAAATACAACAAATACAACAATATAATATATAAAAATAAATTGAACGTTGTTCTATATACAGAGTCAGGGATATTACGCTATCAAATACAGTCATGCCATTGTCATCCTATCTCCAAGATAAACTCACAACCCTAAGAAAAAAGCTTGGCGGCGGCGGTGGCGGTGTTACTTCTACCGCCGATGAGGTTCGAATTGATATGGGATCGGGAACCCCTCTTTCTTCTACTGAAAAGCCGCATCGTCGAAGGTCTCCGACTCAACCGCCGATTATCATTTCGGTGGACGGAAACATTGGCGCCGGAAAAAGTACAATCATTTCGCAGCTTAAGACCACCTTCAAGGGTATGCCAAATGTGCTCTTTATACAAGAACCGGTGGATACCGTATGGAACACCGTTGTGGACGAGCGCGGAGAAACACTGCTTTCTAACTTTTACAGCAACCCTGAAAAATACGCGTTCACGTTTCAGATGATGGCCTACATATCTCGCCTTTCAATATTAAAAAAGGCTGTCGGCAACATGGACTATGATATTATCATCACGGAACGCTGCCTTGAAACGGACCGGAACGTATTTGAAAAAATGCTCCATGACAATGGGGTTATTAGCAAAATGGAGCATACCGTATACAACATGTGGTTTGACGAGTTCTACACGCCCGTGCGATGCAATGCAATCATTTACATTCGAGCCTCGGTCGACACGTGCATGGCTCGAATTCAGCAGCGGTCTCGTGAAGGAGAGACCGTGTCGCGAGACTACATTACCCAGTGTGTAAAATACCACGAAGATTGGATCATGAACGATTCGCGAAAACGCCTCATCGTTGATGCAGACAGTGACAGCGTATACAACGAAGAAATGCGCGACCGGAAAATATTACAAATTGTCAGTTTTATTCATTCCCTCTGCACATAGACAAGAGACAATAGGCAATCCATGAATTTGCGTTTTTAGTTGTTTTATAATTTAGAAGTATGGTATAATATATTATTTTTCATCATAGTGTCAATGTCAAACCCGAAACGAACGATAACCATCGATACGAACCTACAGTCATTATCTAAAAGAGGTAAAAATAAAAGCGTTAAAAATGCAACAACTACGATTCGCCCTAAATTAAAAATCAACCAGTTTATTCGCCCCAGTACTCTTAAAAAACAACTACTTGCGCGCATAAAAACTCATCAGCAGAAAAAAAATACGTACTCCGATGCAACAACATTAAGAGACATAAGAGACAGTTCATCGACTGCTGACAGCAACAACAAGAACAGTAATAGTAATAACAGTAACAATAACAATAACAATAACAAGGCCATTACGGATAGTGAATCATTTTCACAATCTCTCGAATATTTGCAATCACTTGCGGTAAACCGTAAAGACCGTAAACAGAAAACAAAAACTCAGAGAACAAATATAAATACAACAATCGCATCATCACCTCAGTCACCTCAGCCACATCAGCCGCCTCAGCCACCTCCACAAGTTTTTTTAACCGCGTTTCCAAGTGAAGAAAATACATCGACCGCACCTATTATACAACATCAGTTACCTTTAGGGTCATCAGCACCAGCACAAGTATCGCAACTAGCACAAGTATCGCAATTAGCACAAGCAGCACAAGTATCGCAATTAGCACCATTTGAGTCGTATGTTAATAATTATAGTGAGAACACTCCTCCGGTTGTTTTAAACAGCGAACCGCAATGGGGATGTTTAAAAAGTGGAAATAAACCAACATTTAGGTCATTTCATAACAAAACATGCAAGGTGAGTACATCAATAGAATCGGAACCCAATAACAACAACAACAACAACAACAACAACAACAACAACAACAACAACAACAACAACAACAACAACAACAACAACAACAACAACAACAACAACAA